AGAAGTCGATAGAGTAACTATTGATTATGATAGTTTAAAACAAAATGCCGATTCACCAGCACAATGGGACGAAGCGGCGTTCAAAGCAATGCAACAAGAAACTATTGATATGGTTCAAAACTCCGGTCAATTAGATGCCGGTGCAGGTGATCAAATCTTTAGTTACACAACTGAACTTTTCCCAAATAAACGTCTCTCCGTTTTAACTTTTGCGGAAGATGGAGACAATTTAATTAAATTACACACTTTCTTAAAACGTTTATACGCAATTAAGAAATAATGTATTCTCGAGAAGAACTTGAGAAGTTGATATGCGAATTAATGGGTGTGACAGAAGTCACCCCATTGATTCAAAAGCATATTAACGATTTATGTCTAATATATAAGTTCTCGTGGAAAGAAATAGCGAGATGTCTTGTATATTATGTCGAAGTGTGTAAGGGCACATTAAAGATTGAGTATGGAATTAAAACAACATGCACATCTGTCAGGGAAAAGGCAGAAAAATATTTTAAACAGTTGGAACTTGACCAACAAAAACAACGAGGCGAAGCCGCAAAAGTTGTAGAGTATCAAGAAAATAATATTATATTCCACATTTCATCGTTAGAACATCAAAAAAGACAACCTAAACAATTAGATATAAGTGACATAGACGTTACTGAAGGAGATTCATAATGGAATCCGTAATTAGTAAAGATTTGTTCGATACTAATGCGTCTACGTATGTATTAAGTTATTTAATGCATGATCCGTTGATTTTGCAAGATGATAGATTTACATTTTGTAAAACTGACTTTTATAAACCTTTGCAACAAATGGTGTTTTATGCTATCTTCAACATGGCACAACTTGGTGTCGAGCATATAGCGCCGCAAGATATAGATTTACATTTAAAGCAATATGATACACAATATGAATATTACAAAGCGAATAAAGGTTATGAGTTTGTAGTTCAGTGTTATCAAATTGCGGAATCAACTGACGCAAAGTTATTTGAATATTATTATAATAGATTAAAGAAGTTCTCTCTATTGAGAGATTTAGAGGCCATTGGTTACGATACCAAGGAATTTTATGATACAAACGCAAATGCGCTTAATAAAGACTTGGAAGATGAAAAGTTAAATAAGTTACCATTAAATGCGATTGGTAATAAAATTAGAGAACATCTCATTGAGATTGAAAATAGACATATTGGTAAAGACGAAAGTAATTCGCAAAATGCGGCGAAACATCTTCGTAAATTAGTTGCTGACTTACAAGCTTGTCCAGAAGTTGGTTTGCCACTTGATGGCGATATCATGAATTTTGCGGCAAGAGGTGCTAGAAAAGGAAAATTATATACATATAGCGCACCATCTGGTCAAGGTAAGACAAGATATATGGTCGGTAATGCATGTGCAATTAGTTTCCCATATATTGCAAGAGATGGTAAAATTGTTTATCGTGGCACAGTAGAAAGAGACGATTACCAAAAGGTATTATATATTGCAACTGAACAAAAGGCCGATGAAATTCAGACCTTGATTTTAGCATATGTAAGTGGCGTTAATGAAAGAAGTATTCTCTTAGGAAATTATACACCTGAAGAACTCGACCGCATTAATATGGCACTTGATATCATTGATAAGTATCAAGACAATTTCATCATTGAATATATGCCCGATCCAAGCATCGCGCAAGTGAAGACAGTCATGGCACGATACATCATTCAACAAAATATTGAGTATTTGTTCTATGATTATATCTTCAGTAGTCCAGGTTTGTTAAGTGAGTTTAGGGACGTCGAAGTTCGTGAAGACGTCGCTTTAATGATGCTTTCAAATAGTATCAAAGAGACAGCGAGTAATTATAATGTATTTATTCAAAGTGCGACTCAACTTAATGACGGTTGGAGTAAAAGAGAAATTGGTCCGCGCGATCAGAACTGTTTAAGAGGTTCTAAGGCGATCGCGGATAAAATTGATATTGGTACTATTGGGGTTAAAATCACAGAGGCAGAAAGAAAACAAATTGAAGCATTGTGGACAGAACTTCAAAAGAAGGACCCAAATAGATTTAAACACGAACCTAATGTCGTAATAGACATTTATAAGAATAGACGTGGTGAGTTAAGCGGCGTCAAGATATTTAGATATTTTGATTATGCAACTTGTCATTGTGAGGATTATTTTGTAACAGACAGCAGTTATAAGGCAATCCAAACAATAGGTGAATTAAAATATGATAAGCGTCCATTCGATTATCTCGACTTGAAGACTAGAGGTATCTTATAATGAACTTTAAGGATTTAAGAGACGAACTCACTGATGAGTCGATAAAAGAGATATTAGGGCAGTTCAATGTTGAACCAGTCCTCGAAGATGATGAAAGAATTATCTTCCCAACCTGCTGTCATAACTTGGAAGGTGGTAGTCCAAAATTATTCTACTACAAGAACACAAAGTTATTCCATTGTTATACTGAATGCGCCGCATCATTCGATATCTTCACACTTTTACAAAAGATGTATGCGTTGCGCGGGCAAGAAATAACATTAAAACAGGCCGTTGAAATCTGTAATCTCGATAGTAGCGTATTGCGCCCAGAAGATAGAGGTTACAACTGTATCGACGATATTAGATATATGCAAGAGTTAAATAATGTGTATATCCCAGATGTCGACAACTTAGATTTCAAACAGTATGACAAGAGTATTCTTAATAAATATAGTTTTAACTATATGGGCTTGATGCCTTGGATCGAAGAGGGAATCGGAGTCAATGCGTTACAACGTTTTTCTATCGGATATGATGCTGGACATCAGGCAATAATTATACCAAACTTTGATTATGAGGGTAATCTAATTGGTATCCGTGCAAGATACTTCCGTCCGGAAGATGTCGCAAAAGGTAAATATAGACCTTTGTATGCAAACGGGCAGTTATATAATCACCCAACTGGCCGCACTTTCTACGGCATTTATGAAAATCATAAGAATATAGAAAGAAAAAGAACGGCCATCATTTTTGAAGGCGAGAAGTCAGTATTGTTATTTGAGACAATATATGGCGCTCAAAATAATGTGGCTCTTGCAACATTAGGTCAAAACATAACAAAAGATCATATTCAGTATTTATTAAAGATGAAGGTAACTCACGTTATCTTAGCTTATGATACAGATTATGAAGATTATCAAGACTTGAAACAAGTCGAAGCAAAATATAAAGCAAAAGCGAAAATATTAAGTCCATATTTTAATGTCAGTTACTTGATAGACGATGAGTTCTTACTTCCATATAAGTCTAGTCCAATAGATGGTGGTAAGGATGTGTTTGAAAGGTTATTGAAGAGTAGGAGAATTGTGTAATGAAGAAGGTTTTACAAAACATAGGCGCGGTGGTATTATGTATCCTCAGTTTGCCCTTTGCAATCGCGGGTGGCGCCATTGCCGGTGTATTCTATGCACTAGCTCTTACTATTCAACTCCCTATCATCGTTATTCAAAGTATCTGGGAGGAACGTCATCATGAATAAAGTAGAATTAAAAACAAATTGTTTAAAAGCGTATGATTCAAATACATTAGAATTTTCTCGCGGCATGGGTTTTGTCGCTCAATATCTCATCTCTTTAGGTATTCCTAAAAAAGATGTTATGTGTTTCTTAAATAAGCCAAGAGACACAGATGAAGATAATCCTGAGTTATTAGACCACATTGCAGAAGCCGCAGATATATTAGTCAAAAGGTTAGATTGTGGCGCCAAAGTATTCGTCCAAGTCGATAGTGATACTGATGGTTACACATCATCTGCTGTATTAATTAACTATATTCAAAGAAGATGGCCAAATGTAAGTATCGTACATCGCTTACATGATGGCAAGGAACACGGCATCATCTTAGAGTCAGTCCCATCAGATTGCTCAGTAGTGATTATTCCTGATGCCGGTTCAAACCAGTTCTTTGAACAAAATACATTAGCTAGTATGGGTAAGACAGTTATCGTCTTAGACCACCACGATGTTGATGAAATGGAAGATACCCAAGCTCTCATCGTGAATAACCAACTTAGTGAAAAGTTTACAAATAAGTGGTTAAGTGGTGTCGGCATTGTCTATATGTTTATCCGATATATTGATGAGCACTTTTTCAATACCAGCGCCCCTATTTATCGCGACTATTTAGATTTAACAGCAGTAGGAATTATTGCAGATGCAATGAATATGACAACATTGGGCAATAACTATATCTCCTACTACGGCTTAAACAATATTAAGAATCCGTTCTTATATGAATTGGCCGTTAAACAGGCTCGTGGTATCGCTGACCCAAAACACTTAAATAAAATTGATGTTGCCTTCTATATCGCACCAGTAATTAATGGTGTTATTAGATACGGAACACAAACCGATAAAGAAATGGTATTCAAAGCATTAACAGATGCTAATGATACACAAGATTATATTAGTGAATGGCGCGGAGTCGTGAGACATGAAAACTTATATCAATATGCCTCAAGATTAGCCGTCAACGCTAAAGGTCGTCAAGACAGCGCCAAGAAAAAGTCATTTGAATGGCTCTGTGAAAAGATTGAAAAGGAAGGTTTAAACAACGATAATATTATTATCGTCGCTCTTGATGAAAAAGATAGCACAAAGATTAGTCCAACCATCACAGGCTTAATTGCTATGGAATTAGTAAGCCATTACAATAAGCCAGTTCTAGTCTTAAGAAAAACTGAATATGAAGATGAAGAAGTATATGGTGGTAGTGGCAGAAATGGTAACTTCTATGGCTTGCCAGATTTAAAGGCATTTCTTAAAGAAGCCGGCGTCTTCTATTGCGAAGGTCACGCCAATGCCTTTGGTGCTTTCTTAAAACCCGATGAAATTAAAAAGGTTAGAGATTATGCAAATGAGCATTTGAAACCTGCTTCATTTGAAGAGGTCTATCAAGTTGACTACTGGTTTGATGGTTCGCATCCAGTAGACTATGATATGTTAATGGCATTTGCTAAATATAAAAACTTGTGGGGTAATTCTATTCCACAACCAAAGTTCGCCTTTTCAGGACATTACAATAAGAAAGATATCTTTGTAATGGGAAAAGACAAGAGTTCGTTAAAGATTAATGCTGGGGAAATCAGTTTTATTGCCTTCAAAGCGAACAATATTATTGATGAATTAGTCGAACAAGACGAAGGAACTTACTTAATAGTGGGTCGTCCGCAACTTAAT